GTTTGAGACAGCCGAGGCTGTCACCAATGACGGCTCACCTGGGAAACCTCTGATGATTGCCAACATTGGTGTTTACTCCGCAGTGGACACTTATGGATTTCACGCCCTGCCCTTCTTCGATTCCCATGTTGACACTATGCAGAATATGAGGGTGGGAGCTTGTAGTTTGATGTCTTCACCTTTGGCCCCCACCCTTGTTGAGGCAGGTCAAATGGTTGGATGGCAAACACCATCTAACAGTTCCCCTTTTGACAATTCCAGAGGGGACATTCTTGACTTTGACAGGATAACAGAATTTCCAAACGCTGTGGTCATGCCCTATAAAGGCGGCATGTATGGATTCCACAAGCCAAACAGTGTTACGGAGTTGGAGCTTGTCCGCCCCGTGAGGTACGCAGGAACAACTGTTCAGGGAACGAGTGCTGGCCCTCAAAACAATGTTGATGCTCCCATTCTCACCACTTCAGGATGGGTGCTTTTGGTAACAAAGGTCCCCTATAGTGAGAGTGCAGGAGTCATCACAGCAGCTTCTGCCCAAATCTACACCACCGTCTGTTTTGGTGTGGAATACCAGTCCATTGATCAGTGGATACTTCAGGCAATCCCCAAGCTCCCGCATGAGGAATTTGTTAGGATGTTGCATGAGGTCCGCGACATCCCTCAATTCCATTGCAACCCTATGCACTTTAGTGACATCATGAACTGGGTCAAGAGGGCTGGTTCACATGCCATGAAAGTTGCGCCAACTCTGATTCGTGCACTCAAGACGATTGGCCCGATGGTGCCCATGGGACCACAGGGCAGGACCTTGGCCCTTTTGGCCTCGGAGATTGCAGAAATGGTCGTGGAGAGGGAGGACCAAAATCCAAACACCTATCACGATGAACATGGCTATAGGAACACCTAATGCCCCTTATGATCTTGAAATAGGCTGGCCCCACCTAAACGGGGCCAAGACCCCGTCTTAGGATGGGGTTATGCCCAATCCTCCCCGGGCAATAATAGGGGGGGGCAAACCCATTAGGATGTTTGATGTAATTCAAACAACAAAACACCGAAAAGGTGGTCCTCTTGGGTTCTCAACATGCATGTTACGGCTGATAAACATGTACAGTATCCGTTCAACTATCCCCTAATCCAAGCAATATCTGGACTGGGTTACAGGAGGTCTGTTCTTAAAAAGTGTGGCGCGCGCCGAAAATTCACACTCTTGAACTCTCCTCCGAGGCACAAAACCCTAG